ATTTAATATTAGGTCCAATAGATTATTAAATGAATTAAACACATTTGTTTATATAAATGGTAGACCTGACCATATGAAGGGTGCTCATGATGATGCAATTATGTCCATGTCTATGGCGTTATATGCCGCCGATATGTGTTTTAATCAATTACAAAAGAACGAAAACGCCAATAAAGCAATGTTAGATTCTTGGACTATGTCAGAAAGAACATATGAGCCAAATAAATCGTTTTATTCATATGGGACATCATTTGACCAAATCGGTTCAATGGGGATTGACAACAATAACATTTATTATCAAAATAACTCATTAAATGCAACGAAAGATGCATATAGAGAAAACATGTGGTTATTTGGAAGAACAAAAGACAGTTCAAAATACTAATAATTTAGTTTATATTATAAAGAAAAGTATTTATTAACATGGCAGATCAGAATCTAACCGTCTTTCAGAAGTTAACGAAAATGTTTGGTTATCCAAATCAAACAAAGCAAAAAAATGCAAACGTACCTTCGTTTAACTTCAATAAAGATGAAATTTTAAAAACAGATAGTAGAGAAGAATACGAAAGGGCAATGTTGCAAGCACAACAAAGTCAATACGTTGCGGATAAATGGACAAAATTAGACCAATCTCTTTATAATCAATCGGTTTATTATGAACCAAATAGGTTATCAGCATATTATGATTATGAATCAATGGAATTTACTCCAGAGATTTCCGCAGCTTTAGACATCTACGCGGAGGAATCTACAACCATGTCAGAAAAAGGTCAAATATTAACAATATTTTCTGATTCAGATAGAATTAAAAACATACTTGAGGATTTATTTAACAATAAATTAGACATTAATACTAACTTACAAATGTGGACTAGAGGTCTTTGTAAGTACGGTGATGATTTTGTATACTTAAAGATTGATCCCGAAAAAGGTATCATTGGTGTGCAACAATTACCAAATATTGAAATTGAAAGAATTGAAGGTGCTGCATCTAAAACACCAAACGCACAAACCGATATTAAAGTACCAACAAGAGAATTGAGATTCACATGGAAAAATAAAGACATGGAATTCCAAGCTTGGGAAATTGCACATTTTAGATTATTAGGTGATGATAGAAAGTTACCATATGGTACTTCTATGTTAGATAAGATTAGAAGAATTTGGAAACAACTTTTACTTGCCGAAGATGCGATGTTAATTTACAGAACATCAAGAGCACCTGAAAGACGTGTATTCAAAGTATTCGTTGGTAATATGGATGACAAAGACATAGAACCATATGTACAACGTGTTGCAAACAAATTTAAAAGAGACCAAGTTGCGGACCCACGTAACGGTAACGTAGATATGAGATATAATCAAATGGCGGTTGACCAAGATTATTTCATCCCTGTACGTGACCCATCACAAACAAACCCAATTGAAACCTTACCAGGTGCACAAAACTTAGGTGAGATTGCTGATATTGAATATATCCAAAAGAAGTTACTTGCGGCATTACGTATTCCAAAAGCATTCTTGGGATTTGAAGAAGTGGTAGGTGAAGGTAAGAGTTTAGCATTAATGGACATTCGTTTTGCTCGTACAATTAATAGAATTCAAAAATCATTAATTCAAGAATTAAATAAGATTGCACTTGTTCATCTTTATTTATTAGGATTAGAAGAAGATTTAGATAATTTCTCATTGTCATTAACTAATCCATCGGCACAATCTGATTTATTACGTATTGAACAATGGAAAGAGAAAATTACTCTTTATAAAGACGCAACGTCTGACCAATCACAAGTTGGTATTTTACCAGTATCACATACTTGGGCTAAGAAAAATATCTTGGGTATGAGTGATAGTGAAGTATTACTTGATTTACAACAACAACGTTTAGAACGTGCAATGGGATTTGAATTAACAAACACTCAAAATATTATCAAACGTTCTGGTGTATTTGATGAGGTAGATTCTAAATACGGTATTTCTGAAGATGAAAGACAGAAATTAGAAGCATCAGGAGCTTTAGGTGGTGAGGAACCTGCGGGTGGTGGAATGGATATGGGTGGAGGTGCACCGGCACCAGCAGCGGGCGGAGACGCTGAAGGTCCATTAAGTGAATCATATGCACCATCTAAATCTAAGAAATCAAAAATATTAGGTATGTTAGGTGAAGAAAAAGAGGGTAACAACATATTATTTGATATGGAAAGAGCTCAACAGAATATTTATGAAATAGAGAATAAATTGAACGATATTTTAAACGATTAGAAATGAACAAATTCGGGGTTATTAAAACAAAGATGTTAACAAAATTAACTGAATCTTATTCAAATGAAAATAAGAAAGAAGTTAAAGACATATTAAACACAATTAAAGAAAACAAAGATTTTAAAGAAATGTATTTGTTCTACGAAGAAGTGGAAAATAAATACATCGAAGATAAAGAGACTGCGAAACTTTATGTTGAGGGTTTAAGTACAATGCTTAATGGTAACATTAAGAACCTATCGACGTTTTGTGAATCTTTAGACAAGAAATTAGGTGGTGTTGACACACAATCTAATGAACTGTATGAATCATTAGATGTATTATCTGAAAAAGATACATTATCAAACATTGAGAACAAAGTAATTGCAAAAAAGAAATTAGTAGAACATTTAACAACTAAAAAGGATATACAAGAATCTAAAGGTTCGACATTAGTTCCAAATGAATCATTATTACAAGCTGTTTTAGCAAACAATTTTAATGTATTATATTCTAACACATTATCAGAATCACAAAAAGAAGAATTAAAAACTATTTTATCAATCCCTCAAGAGGAATTAACAACTAAAACAACAGAATTAAAAGAATCTATCATTAATCAAGTATCTACACTTTTAAGTGAATCAAATGATGTTGATTTAACCACTAAATTAAATAAAGTAAGAGATGAGGTTACACAAATGACAACATCAAAATACAACTACTACAGATTAACAGAATTAAAAAACGGTCTTAATTAAGACCGTTTTTTATTTGTTGAACATACACTGCTTTTAAAACCTCTTTCCTTCTAATAACTGAAGGTTTTACAAATTCTTGTCTTTCCCTCAATTTTTGGATTTGTTTAGTTTTTTGAACTTTTTGTTTATAAGTTCTTAAAGCACTTTCGATGTTTTTTTCTTTTGATAAGTCGATTATAATCATAATATAATAAGTATATTACAAATATATAAAAATTTTTTGGTTTTGTAACATTTTTTTCTTATAATTTGTATAACACCATAAAATAATATATAATAATGAGAAATTAATGAAAACAGGTAAGTATATCCCATTAGGGACTTACAATAATGTAAAAATCGGTTATGGTACCGTAGACTTTAAAAATCTTAAAACCATTTATTTGAAATTGAATTCATGGGTACAACCCGAAAATGACACTGAAGATTATAATCAAACAATTCTAAAAACAAGAAGAAAAATTAAGGAATTTATTTATGATTTAAAAAACCCGCATTTTAAGCAACAATCAATTGTGGATTTAGATATTAGAACTAAGGGTATTAAGTTAGAAAAAAGGTCATTTATGAATTTAGAAATCACATTATATGTTGAGAAACAATTTGATGTGAAAACAAAAGAAATAAAGAATTTAATAAAAAACTTATTAGAAGATGTTGTTAATGATGGTTTAACAGATAAAAAACTATTCAATTTTCACAAATCTAAAAAATAATAGGGATATCGATGTATTTATAGTAATAAAATCTATAAATGAAGATATTAGGACCAAAAGAAACGGGACATGGGATTTTAATAGAATATGACGCAGGCCATGTTTCTCCCGAAGACAACAAAAAAATTATATCAGAAATGAAGGATATGGACTTTTCACAAGACCTTATCCTTTATGCTGTTTTACAAAAATACGATACTCCAAATAAGAACGGAAGAATATATCCTGAAGTTCTATTAAAGAGAGAAAACGAAAAATATCAATCACTTATTAAAAAGGGTGGTGCTTTAAACGAATTAAATCACCCTTCATCTTCTCTAATCGATTTAGATAGAGTTTCACACTCAATTCTTGAGACTTGGTGGGACGGTAAAATGTTAATGGGTAAAATCAAATTATTCACTTCTCCAGGTTGGAAGAAGATGGGTATTGTTTCCACAAGGGGTGACCAAGCGGCAATGTTAATTATGAACGGAGCCACTTTGGGTATATCCTCACGTGGTGTTGGTTCCCTTAAAAACGTTAAAGGTCAAAACATAGTACAAGAAGATTTTGAACTTGTTTGTTTTGATTTAGTTTCATCTCCATCAACTCCAGGTGCATATGTGTTCGGTGATATGTCAGAAAGAGACCAATATCAAGAGGCCGAAGAAAAAAAGGCTCCTGTGGAAGATAAAATGAAAAGATTAATGGGCAAATTAGATACTTTTTTATCCAAATAATAAATTTTATAGGGTTATTAATATTGGGAAATAGGATTTTTCATAAAATGACACTATTTATAGTATAATAAAACAAAATTTCACAATGACTGAAAAATCAATTTTAGAACAAGCGTTACTTCAAGTACAAACACTTGAAGAAGCAGTAAAGCAAAATGCAAAGGGTATACTTGCTTCAACCATGAAACAAGAACTGAATGACTTGCTTAAAGAATCATTGGAAGAAGAGGAAGAGGAAGTTGCAGAACAACCAAATCCTGAAGAAGAGGAAACAGATGATATGTCAGACGAAGAAGCTACAGCAGATGATGCTGGTGCTGATGACGCTGAAAATGTGGACGACCTCGATAACGAAGACCCAAGTAAGGGAATCGATTCATTAGACTCAGAAATGGGTGATGATGAATTACCTACCGATTCTGAATCAGAAGAAGAGGAACCATCTATGGATGATTTTTCTGCACCTGAAGAAGATGAAGATGTTATGGATATGACAGATGCTTCAGATGATGAAGTATTAAAAGTATTCAAAGCTATGAAACCAGAAGATGGTATTGTAGTTAAAAAAGACGGTAACAACGTTGAACTTACTACGGATGACGAAGATTACATTATCAAACTTGATAGTGAAGATGAAGAATCAGAATTCGAAGCTCCAGAAATGGAAGATGAGATGGACGAAGAAATCATGTACGAAATTGAGTTAGATGAAGAAGAATCTGATGAAATGGAAGTTTCAGAAGAGGAAGAAGAAGAATCTAAAGAAGTGGAAGCTACTGAAGCTGCAAGAACTTTTGCAAATGACGTTAGAACTCCAGCGAACCAAGGTAAAAAATACAAAGCTGGTCGCCACGAAATGAACGAAGAAGTTGAAAACTTGAAAAAGCAAAACGCTGAGTACAAGAAAGCTTTAGTTCTTTTCAAAGAGAAACTTAACGAAGTTGCAGTATTCAATGCAAACTTAGCTTACGCTACACGTTTATTTACTG